AGATCCTGCTGTGGAGAAAAATTGTGACCGGGGACCAGGATAACCACTGGCACCAACACTACCAGTGTATCCAGCCGCTGTGCTGGCCGAACCTGTATATCCAATTACCAAACTGGCGGATCCAGTATATCCAACACCCTGACTACCTGTATATCCAGCACCCTGACTACCTGTATATCCCCGACTACCGGAATACCCAATTACCGAACTGGCGGATCCAGTATATCCCAAACTACCTGTATATCCTAAACTACCTGTATATCCCTGACTACCGGAATACCCAATTACCGAACTGGCGGATCCAGTATATCCCAAACTACCTGTATATCCTAAACTACCTGTATATCCTAAACTACCTGTGAACCCTGTGACTCCTACTGCTCCCGATATATCTAACCAGAAACTGCTTATTCCATCTGTCGAATAACGATACAATATATCTGTGGTGGTGTTATACCAAAAATCCCCTAATGTGGGACCGGCAGGTGCTGTGGCAGAAGAAGTATATTTAGAACCAGAGCCTGCACTACCTGTATATTGCATTACATTGTTTGATGCATACCATCTGTTGGTACTTAATACATACATGTATGTTAATGTTTGATTGGCCGATAATGTGGTAGCAGGATTGATGACGGTGGCACCATTACCATTTAATGTTAATGCACCAACTGCCTGTGTGGTGGATATCCTAACACCCATTCCATCAACCGGATTTAACGGAAATGTTATACTACCCGATGCTAATGACCCAGAAGGAGTCAATAACAGTGATTGATATGTGCTGAATGTATATGAGAAACCAGATGGCACTACTTGCAAATCATAGTTGTCTATGAATCCCCACGTTCCGTCAAGTTTAAATGTCATCTGCTAATTTTCCAGGTTTTTAATATTTATTGTCGGCCAATATCAAGAGATATCATATCCGAGCATCTAATCCGTTAGATAACTCAGCAATCTGTTCCTTGAGTTCGGATATTTTGAATAACTGATTTCGAAGAGCAGATACTTGATCTTGAAGTATCCCTACTTGTCTTTTTAGACTTTCTATTTCATCATCTCTGGGACTGGCATTGACGGTTTGCTCGGGCAATGACTCAAATGTCCAACGATGATTGACCCAACGAGCACACTTACCTTGGGGCACTACAGGCGCAGCAACATCTACTGTGCCTGCTGGCATTAGATATACTCCGGGCTCTAATGGACTTTGATCTGCGTGAGTTGTACCCACATAATAACCTTGATGATCGAGTTGTACTACAGTTTTCATGTTTGATATGTCTTAGTATTTGATGCAGGCCAATAGGGCTAAATTCATAGGACGAGTTTCAGCAGCGGTGCGTGGAGTACCATTAGTAGCATCGGCTACAGGGCCGCTAGATTGGGCACTATTGGTATTACCAGGTTTCGCCGGGTTAGAAACACCGCCTGTACCAAAAGGAACTTGTTGTGATGCGCCAATATCATGAACGTGCCCTTGCATGGCGTCAGTTTGTGTTGTTCCAAATACCCTACCACTATCTCTGGTGGTCACTCCATCTGCCCATCCACGTAGAAAATATCCACGGGCATCCGGTAGGTTGAACGTGGTGGTACCATCTCCCGATCCAAATGTTACACCTATTGCTGCATATAATGTGCCATACGTGGTCCTACTAATGGCAGCACCGTTGGCCTTGAGATATCCTGTGGGTGCTGTACTGGCACAGAAATAAATTAATGTTCCTGGTAATATGGACGAGGCCGATTCCTGAACTGATAAATCCGGAAATGTTACTCCAGTTGTTCCACTTATTGATACTGACATGTTGGTAATATCCTTTTAGATATTTACCTTAATTAAATCATGGAGTATAATTGCCCGAACTATAGAAATAATGATACGTGTTTCCACCAATAATGCTGACAGTACCTCCTATACCTTTTTGTACTATTCCTGAATAATAGATAAAGGCTACACCACTGCCGCCAGCGCCGGCAGTCCCACCGTGCCCTATTCCACCACCACCGCCCCCTCGGTTAGCAGTACCCGAAGTAGGGTTTGAACTAAAAGATTCATTAGCACCATTTCCACCGCCTCCGGATCCACCGGTACCACCCGTTGTAGCACCAGAACCACCACCCCCTCCTGCATAGATAACTCCATCTGCTGCAAGACGCCCGGATCCACCCGCTCCTCCTCTTGAATTATTAATGTTGGGTGCATTGGGTGCAGTGGCGTTGCCTCCCGCTGAGCCAGCACCACCACCACCACCACCTATGCTGTATGTTGGTCCAGCACCACCACTATTACCCTGTCCCGCTACTCCTGTGCCGCCGTTATTGCCGCCTGGAGCATCTGCTGCACCACCCCCTCCACTGCCACCATTTCCAACGGCAAAAGAATTTTGAGGCCAAACACCACCATGTGGACTACCGGCACCATGACCCCCACCTATGGCTGTGTTGCCATTGAATGTGGTATTGGAACCATTGGTAGAGCGTACACTTGTACCATAACCTCCACCTACTCCACCCCCTCCGATATTGACTGCATACGTAGAACCCACTGTTAAGGTGGCATTACCACTTAAAAAACCCCCTGCTCCACCTCCACCAGAGGGTTGTCCACCCCCACCCCCAGCAATTAATACAAAATTAACCACCCGGACAGCGGCTGCTCCATGAAAATTACCCAAACTCAACTGCCCACTACTGGGTATGGCGGTGCTAACTGCTGAGGGAAATCCATTTGTGCCTGCTCCAACGTAACTATCTCCAGCATAATACTCATTTAAACTGATGGGATTACTGCCTCCAAATTCAGTCTGCAAATTGGCGAATGATATGGCGTTGGGGGATACGGGTAAAGTCATAGTTTAGGTATTTACCTTAAATTACTCTTGACATTGACGGGTTTTTCCTGTATAATTATACTCATACACACACACAGAAAGGTTAGTTATGCCAGGAATAGCACTAGAAGGTAGCATTACCTCTTGGGAAAATCGCCCACAATGCCAAATAGCAGGATGTTGTAATCCTGCTATGTACAACTATCAATATGCTGATGGAGATTGGAAATGGCGAGTAAGACACGGTAAAATTATTTGTGGGGCCCATCAGCGTAAAAGTTGGCATCCTACGCTTAAACATCGTAAAGATTACTGCGAAAATGTTTCTGGTTTTTTAGGGTTTAAATGTACTACTAACTTGGTCTGGAATGGTATGTTAGATGTAGATCATAAAAACGGCAATCCTGGTGATAATAGACCTGCTAATCTACAAACTCTGTGTAAGTGCTGTCATATGTATAAAACACATAAGAACAAAGACTACCTAACAGATGGGCGTAAGACTTTGGGATTTACTAATAGTTACAAGTAAATACCCCGCTGTAGCACTATACAGATATAGTCTTACAGCGTATATACAAATACCCCGCTATACAGGCCACACCAAATACCCCGCTATAGCACCCTTGCCCAGAACCCATAATACACTACATCGAAGTCGATCCTACGTAGTGAAAGGTTGAGACCAAAGAATATCCTGACTACAGTGTGATTTCCTTTGGTCGAATGGTAGACCATTTTACGATAGCCTCTCATCCCCACCGTGCTCCAATCTAAATCCACTATAGATCTAACAGAAATCTACGGCGAAAAAGGATCAATCTACGGTGGATTCGACGCATTTTGGAGCGTTTTTCCACCGTGAATCCCAGATTTCTGACCCAAAACTGCCCCAAAATAGTATCACATTACTCAGTGTAGAGTAACATATTCTACTGTGTAATCACTATGCATGTTGTAGATCTACTACAGTGTGAGTTGTCCATAGTTGGGATCTGTGTTATACTATGCGTATATACACCGAGACTTGTCTATGAGTAGTGTATATGTAAACCGTAAGCAGCAGGATAGACATACAGATTTGATTAGGGGCCGGAAGCCTGGGCGATCGATTGGGTATGTTGAGTCTGATTGTAGATCTTCGTTACTGTTGCTGAACTCGCGACCAGCCCTTCCGGTGGTTGAGGACCCTCTTTGTAGATGAACAGGCGAGATGGGCGGCGATACTGGGAAACGCAGAGATCGCTGACTGAGATAACCCTATAGTTGAGTAAGCTATAGGGTTATCTTTTGAGTAGATACAATCTATATTATGTTAACCGGGGTCGGAGTGCCGGCTGTGTGGCGGTTATACAACGGATTCACTTTACATTGGCTTTACATTGGCTTTACATATCTTTACAAAGAAATGAGTTGACAAAATGGTAAAACCATTGTATAATTGACACTTACACACACTGGAGCACACTATGCTGACAAACGAAAGCGAAATTATAAACAATGCTACTATTACACACGACTACGAAGCAGAAGCCATGCAGTCGTTTGAAGCCACGGGCGACGACATGATGGACGAACTAACTGAGCGATTTGAGAGTGAGTTTACCAACTTTGATCTTGCAGATGAT